CTTGCATGTGCTTGACCCAATGATGTTGCTACTGTGACTGCTTCTAATTGTTCACTATTTAAGTATTGGGTTTGTTGTGCAAGAAGATTGCTATTTGCCCCAGCCCTTAAAAATCCAGAACGCATTGTTATAAATAATTTTATTATATTTGCAACACCGTTGGCAAGCAAACCAAAAGTCATTAACAAAACTGGACCAATAACTCCAACAAGCGTTGTGGCTACAACAATAAATTTCTTTGTGCCATCTCCAAGATTATTAAATTTTTCTAAAAATGATCCAATTGTTTTTGCAACTGGAGTAATTGCTTTTAAAAATTCTTTTCCTATTGGGGCTATTGCAAGTTTTAATTTTTCTATAGATTCTTTAAAGTCTGTACCAATTGCATCTTCTAAAACACCAAGTTCTCGTTCAGATAAAATTGCAAGTTCTTCAACTGATGCTGCGGCAAGATCTAATACTCTAGCAGCCTGAGTTCCATCTTTTGTTACGTTTTGAAATAAAGTTGATAGACGTGAAAATTGAAACTTACCAAATAATTGTTCAATAGCACGAGCACGGTTTAATGGATCTAATGTATCTAAGGCTCTTGAAAAATCAATAACTGTTTGTCTTATGTTTCCTTGATTACCCTCAACAATTGCTTTAATATTAATGCCAAACCCTGCAAGCATTTTGCTTGCTTTTTCTGTTGGATTAATTAATGATGCAAGACCAGACTTTAATGCGTTAGCGCCTTCTGATGCATTAATACCGCCTTCTTTCATAGCGGTTAAGAAAAATGCTAGATCTTCTACATCTCCACCAAGTTGCTTTACAACTGGACCTGCTTTAGGAATTGCAATTGTTAAATCTTCAATAGATACAACAGTCTGGTTTTCAACTGCGTTTAAAAAGTTAATCTTTTTAGCAAGATCTTCTGCTGCTACACCAAAAGCATTTGTAACAGATATTGTTGTTTCTAATGCTTGTGCTTGCTCTACGCCACCAAGAACTGCAAGACGAGTTGCTTCTGCTACCTGCGCTGTAAGGTCTGCCCCAGTCTTACCCATTGCAGCAGCGTTGGCTGCCATTTCCAAAGTATCGACAACTGCAACGCCATACTTTGTAAATTCTTCAGCAAGTCTTTGCACATCAGCCAATGCTTTGTTTGTTTCATCTGTAGTTGTAAACATGTCTCCATAAACACGTTTAAACCTAATGGCCTGTTTTTCAAGGTCCATAAATGTTTTAGCGGCGGTGGTACCAAAATAAGCAAGTGGTATTGTAAAACCAACCATAAGTTGGCGACCAGCCCACTGTGTATTTTTACCAAAGTTTAAAAGGTTGGTAGATCCTTGTTTTAATAATTGATTAAGTAACGCTTGTTTTTGTGCTGCCAATGCTGTTTTAGTAGCATAGTCATTCATATCCAATGTTCTTGGAGTAATAGACATTGATCGTATAGCACCTGATGCGTCACGACCCATTTTAATATATTGGGTCTGCATCTTCTTAACACGTTCTTCGGCTACCTTGCCAATCGTGTTAAACTCTTGTTTAAATAATTTACCAAAGGTTCTTGTAGATCCGCCAGCATAACGGAAATACTCACGCATTGAGAGTTTATTAGTCTCTAATGCATGAGTAAATGACTCCGTTGAACTTCTTACCAACCCCATCTGGGCATGAAATTTGCCAGTTGCGTTGATAGAGTTTAAAAGGTTAGTCTGTAAACCTTTTTGTGCTTGTGCTGCTGCAGCGCTATTTTTTGCTACAGATGAATGAAAGGTTGCTAACTGACGCTGTAGAGCCTTAAGTTCTGCCAATGCCGCCGACGTATCAATATGTACGCCAATATTAGCATTTACATCAGCCATTCATTTACACCTCTTTTATTATTTAGTTATTTGCAAGCACTGTGTTTAAAAGAGCGTTTGCATCTGCTAACTTAACTCCAGAAGCGGCTTCAATTATTTTATAAACTGTAGGAAGGTCTAAGACCTCTTCTAGTTTATTGATATCTTTAGACAGGTCTGGATTATATTGTTCCATAGCAATCTGTACGCACTCAATAAGAAGAGTCATTGACTTCTCGTTATCTTCTGCTACCCCTGCTACCTGCTCGAACTTCTTCATAAATGGACGAAGCAAAGAAATCTTAAGTGGACGTACCTTAATCTTTGTGCCATCTATAAGGACGAGTTCTTCACCCTCATGTACTGTTGTTGCCATTGTGTTATCCTCCTATATAGGCTATGTCAATTATAGCATAAAGAGGCTATTTTGTTAGGTCTTCGTAATCTAAACCATGGCCAATTCCAAATCCTGCTTTTTGAGCAGCAAAACCTTGCAAGGCTACAATATCATTTGAATCACCTGTTTTACCACCACTAAATACTCTGGCCTTCATGTCTTCCCATTCTTTTTGACCTTTGTTTTTATTTGTCTGCCCGTCTAAATCTACACCTTGTATTGCTGCTAAAAATTTTTTTTCTGTATAGTCTAATTCTCTACTTACCTCTAATGTTGCAATAAGTTCTGGCATTGAAAGAGATTTTTCTAATTCTTGATAGTCTTTCCAAATACCCAACAAAAATACCTCAGACTCTAACTTTGCAAGGTCTAAACTTTCCCAGGTTTGACCACTATCTATAGCCTGATCCTTAACTGGATCTTGGGATTTTTTATTAATGCGAATGCCAGCAGATGTGTCTAAAATTTTGTATATAGTTGGCATGTCTATATTGTCTTCAACTTGTTCTATTGTATTAGATATTTGTGGATAGTATTGCTTCATGCATACCCGCACACATTCAACTAACACTGCTATTGCCTCATCATCATTTTTAGTTTCTTTAATATTTTCAAAAACATCCATAAATTCACGCAGGTATTTAATTTTTAATGGAATTATTTCTAATTCGGTGCCATCAAATAAATGTATAATTTGACTATTATATATTGTTGTTGCCATAGGCTTTCCATTTTACCACAAAACAGCCTTACATACAAAAAACCCACTTCCGAAGAAGTGGGCTCTTGTTAATCTAAGTCTAGATTATGATTGGTTGAAGGTACGATCAATGATCTTACCGTAGGATCCTGATGTATCTTCAGGAAGTAGACGGAATGAAACTTCAAACATTGAAGCCTCATCACGCTTTGCTGACACAGTTACGTTTTCAATTGATAGAGCACGATACGCTGCATAGATGCGTTCTTTGTCATCAAATGTTGATGGGTCACCAGATCCTGGGCCAACAGCACAGATTGCTCGTTCTACTGGAACATCTCCAATGTCTCCTGCACTTAAATTAAGTGTTTGACCTGTAGATGCTGCTTTGTTTCCTGTAAGTTTGTCATCTGAGTATGCTAATGCTACAAGCAAGTTTTCTAAAGTTGCTTCAGCAAAAGCGGTAGCAAGGTTAACCTGCATACCTTGCTTGTATAATCTTGCTACGTCAAGAATTTGGTCTACCTGGACCTCACCAAAATCTGGTTGAAACTGTAGTTCCAAACCATTCATGGTGTAACCAACGTTTGTGTAAGAAGCGGCTGCTGCAAGTGTTTCTTTATAAGAATCACTTGAATCAATAACTGCTGCTGATGCAAAAGTTGATGGAGTTAAGGTAGTATCATTAATGAAGAATGCTGCTGCACCTACGATAATGTTATTCGACGTACCACGTGTATATGGCATATTGTTTTACCTCTTTTCGTTAAAATAGATATTAAGTTGTATGGCGTTTGTTTCCTCAGTACTAATTATAAGTCCTTTTTATGTATATCTTTGAGAGGCTGCGTCAGTTGTGTGATAGTCGTACTCTATAACTAATTTGTTTAAAAATAGGGTTCTGGCTGAGGCTAATTCTGCTATATCCCGTGCCTCATCTGCTTGGTATACCCTTATATTATGGAAAAACACGTTAGGGGTTATAATTTCATCATTTTCATCCATTATATTGTTTGCTGATACCCAGCGGTTTAAGTCTTCTGCTGCTGCGTCTTCTCTATCTAGGCATTCAATAATTACCCTTGTTGTATCAAACAACTTTGAAAGGTTGGGGCCATAGATGAAGTATATTAACTGCTCTCTTTTGTGCCTGTAAAATGGGGTAGGTCTAAACCTAATAAGCCTATCAAACATTACAACTATTCCATCAGGGTTGTTTTTAATATAAAGGCTATCGTTATAAACATCTTCTATATTCATTGGACTTTGTGAAGGGAAAAATGGTTGGAATGGATTAGGACCAGTTGGCATCAAATCAAATGCTTGAAGTTCGCTATTAATATAAGCGTTTAAAAAAGTTGGCGGGAAGCCAGTTTGCTCAGATACTTTTAATGTCATAATACTATTCTACACCAACCTTTGCATTAGCAATCCATTTAAACCCAGTCTCTACTCCTTTTGATTTACCAACTTTAGATCCTGCTTTAATATTCTTTTTAAATACCGTTGGCTTATTAATATAATCATATATTCCGCTGGCACGTAAAAATGATTGCTTAAAATACCTAAGAATAAACTCATCCATTGTTCTTTCAAATGAACCTTGAACTCTATCTCCTCCAGGATTTCTAACTACTATAGGGCTTTTAGTAAAAACGGTTTCCCCCTCTTCAGTAAATACAAGAACAGAAGATCTTTTAGGTTTAATTGTAACTGGAATTCCTTCTTCCATAATTTTTGCTTTGTTATAAAATGGGGTGTGTGAGTCTTGTCTAACAGTTCGTGATTGTCTAAAGGTAGAGTTAATACTTAGGCCAAGATTACTAACAGTATAGTTTATGTCAAAAAGTCTTGCACTAGGACTACCTGTTTGAGACCATTCATAAACATGATGCAATGCAGCAGGATTACCCCTTGCAGAAACATCAACATATTGAGCCATAGCCTGTATAGTTCCTACTCCAAGATTCTGTAAAAAAACCTTTTTACCTTTTTGCACTCCATCTAAAAACCCAAAGGCATATTGAACAATGTTATTCATTTCTTTATTAAAACTTGCGGTATTTGTTCTGACTATCACTAGTCGCCTACAGTCTGGTTTTCTGTTCTACGTAATAATATCTTATAGTATTCTATTGATCCAAATGGTCCAGTAAATGGTTCTACCGTCGCTACTTCGTAAATTGTCCCACGGCCAGATCTTGGTCCTGCTGTTTCTTTATACAGCAAACTATCATCTTCAAAACGAATATTGGTTACTAAGATGTTGCTAATTGCATTGTCAGCACTTGTTGAAGATGTTCTTGGATCTGCTTTAACTCTGGCAATAAGTTTATTTTCGTATTGCAAAAATGTTTCTGGTTTAATGTCTTCTGATCCTGCTCCGCCTACTGGAGTTGCATTGCAAACTATAGTTCTATCGTAAATCCAATCTTTTGTTGCCTGACCATATTGGGTTTGTTTGATTAAAGGATAATAAATATCAGCCTTCATTGGGTATAAAAAGTCTGTTGTTTCACAGATCGTCATTATAAAACTCCTGGCCGTATGATGTTTTCTTTATATTTTTCTAGGATTTTATCTACTAAAATATTTCCAGTGCCGTCCATTAGGCGTTTATCATATTGAATTTTAAATTGATCTGTGCTATAGTTTTTAACATATCTTTTATAGTAATCAAGTCTTCCACACTTAATGTCATCAATTAACATTAGTGTTGCATCTTGGATATCGTAAGGAACAACCTTGTATCCTGTTTCTGCTAAAACAATATAATCCGTTCCTTCTGGAAACGCTACCCCAGGAACTATGGTTTGTGTGTTTCCACTATCTTCCGTATCAAATAAACTTAAAGAGTCTGAAGACCCTACGGGTATACGAGCATATCGTCTTTCTGCACGATTAATAGCACCAACATCTTCTGTAGGATCTTTTGTAATTGCTGTTTTGTCTTTAGTAATTACAAATGTATAATCTCCTAGTGTTGGCCCATCTTCATCATCTACGTCATATACAAGTTCTGCATTTTCATATACTTTTAAAAGTTTATGTGTTTTTTTCCAAAGCGGTAGATAATCATTACCTTGACCAACAACTTCTAAAAATGTTCTATTGTAATAAAATCCACCAACAATGCTATCAATTATTGTTCTTGCTAAATTTTCATACCCTTTATATAATGCTATATCTGTAGCGGTACCAGATGTAGCAAGGGCTTCTGGGTCTACATAAGGTCTTAAAATTTCTAGGTTATCTTCTACAACTATATCGCCACGATCTGCTACAACAATGCCGCTTTCTTCTAAGTCTTCATAAATTGTTAAAGCATATGATTTGTCATATTTAATAAAATCATCGTCTAATATATAAGTAACAACTTTGCTAGCATTTGAAGTTCTATAGGCAGCAATCTCTGATTGCTCTGCAACGTTTTCAATTACAATAACATACTTGGCATTAGCGTCTGGAACTGTATAAGACACAGAAAGCGGGTATGGGGGAAGACGTAATATCTGCATCTTTATTTATCGTAATATGAGACTAACTCTTCTGGCGTTGCAGTGCGTACCAGTCTGTGTGTTAGCCACTTTTCCGATGCCTCCTTTGAAACAATGTTATATCCCACTGTTAATGCCCCTAGTTCTGCCATGTGAATATTTCTTTGTGAATATAGTGCTACCTTGTTGTCTAGAATTGCATCTTTGTTTGCTTTTTCTACAGTTTCTTCTGTTATTTCTGGCGGAATCCAACTAGCCAAAATTTCTAAAATTTCAAGTTTTGTGTTTGATTCAAACAACTCTATATTATTTTTCTTTGCATATGCCTTGAGCGCCATTACGGTTTTATCTTTTAATTCATCCATTGTTAAATTCATGATTCTCCCATGTTCACTTGTAATTATACCACTAGAATAGCAATAAGGAGGACGGTTATTATGCCGTCCTCCCTAGTACGTGATGACTATATTTTAGGAATCAGCACTATCTGCGTCAACATATGCGACTGCATCTAGTTCTTCCCAAGCAAGACCAAATCGTACGAATACTGTGTATTCAATTGTGTCTTTCTTTGGCTTGTATTCACGGTTTACAGTGATGTCTCTTTGGAAACCCCATACACGGTTTGCTGGGAATGTAAGATCTACATAACCTGCTGGGTAGTAAGGAACTTCTAGTACATCTACACCTAGTACACGAGTTGTACGTGCATTACCAAATGTCTGTGCAGCACCATCCATGTAATCTTGACGATTTCCTTGTGTGCTACCAGTGCGATCAGAGAACGCTGCTGAAATAGCATCTGCTAATGTACCGTTGTTACGGACAATACCAGCAAATGCATCGGTACCTGCGTAGAACTTAAGATTGCTCTTAAGTGCACGGTATTTACGAGGCATTGCTAACATCAAGTTTTGCATTACTGTTGTAGTGAAGTTGTTGTCTGCTACTGTTGCGGCAGATTCGTGAGCAGCATTTCCTACTGTTCCACGAGTTTGCTTTACGAAACCAGACATGATGGACAAGAAGTCTCCTGTTGCTCCATCACCGTTAATAGCAAGATCTTCAATATCGTTACCGAATGCGTTGGTCATTAATCGTACTAGACGATCTTCCAATGCTCCGCCTTCAATATTGTCTTCAAGTGCTTCAGTTGTTACTTCCCAATCAAGACGAATCTTTTTGGTTGTTAATTCAACTTTTGTAAATCTTGCGCCAGTGTTTGTGTAGTTTGGTGAGCCTTGTGATGCTGCACGAAGTACACGTTCTCCAACGTTGACTTTTTCAATTTCCATGGTGTTTGCTCTCATGGTGACACGACGGCCATCTTTAGCGAGGACAGTTGCATCCCAGACGTAATCAATGAAACGTTGTGCTTGTTCAGGACGTAGAATACCGCCTGCGTTGCCCGTTGGATTGACTGCGTTGTCTCCAGTTGTTACACCGAAGCCTGCAGTAGCAGTGTTACCAAGTTGTGAACCTACAGATCCTCCTGCAGCATTCAGACCAGTAGCACTACCTACACCACCAGATACTAAAGATCCC